ATCAGTTTGGGTCATCTTGACTTCACAACCAGGATAGTTATAAGTCGGGACGATCGCACCGCCCGTCATAGGAATGTGGACCATTCCCTCAGCAGGTTGTTTCTTGTCACTCACAGCACCATCACTGGCACCGAAGTCAACAGTTTTTGCTTTGAATTGACGGACACCAGCACCACTACCAACTGCTTGGTAGTTGACTTGGTTGCCAGTTTTCGCAGCAAGATCCTGCAACATGTTGTTATACAACATAGCAGGGAACGAAGCGCCAGCACCATTCAAGGTATATGCTTCCTTAGTTGAGGTCGCAGTGTCGTTAGAACCACAAGCGACCAGGGTGGTGCCAAGAGCGGCAGCACCCAGAACAGCAGCAATAGCTTTCTTCATTTATCTCCTATCAGAACTTGTACTTGGTGCCCAGTTCCACTTTCCAGTCACGAGTGGAATCACTATCTTGGAAGACGTTCTCCCACTTACCATAAGCAGAGAAGGAGTCAGTAATCTTCACTTTACTACCAACTTCGAGCACCTTAAAGGTGTCGCTGTCACCACCATCAGGATAGGAAACACCCAAACCTGCCTCAACATAAGGAGAGAGGCGACCAGCTTTCCAGGAATAACCGAGGCGACCTTGATGTACTGCCTTGGAGTAATCCTCATCAGTACCTTTGAATTCGTGCTTGGACTCCACATAGGGTCCTGCAAATGCAGGTGTCGCCAGGGCGGAGAGTGCCAGTGCGGCAAGAGCGATTGCTTTCATTTGTATCTTAGCTAAAAAACAGGGTGGTCGTAAAACCACCCTTATAATATAGGCTAGAACCCCTACCCAAGTCAACTAAGATTAGGTTAATTTATTTCGTATGTCTTCAACTTCTGATGTTCGGGGATGATCTTCTGCAATGCAATGACCAGCATCCCGTCGTTATAGGACACATCTGTAACCTCAACATCATCTGACAGGTTGAATCCTCTGGCGAAGGTACGAGTTGATACACCCCTATGCATATACTCGTCTTTATCTGATCCCTCCTTCGCAGACTTAGACTTGATGAGAAGAACGTTTGACTCGGTACTAACTTCAAATTCGTCCTTGCTCCATCCAGCAAGTGCCATCTCAATGCGCCATTTGATGTTTGATTCCTTCACAATATTATATGGAGGATACTGTCCACCTGGGTGGTTCGTTCCATATGAATGAAGTCGGTAGAACACATCATCTAGTCCTACTCCATATCGATTGGCAGCATCGAATACTTTATCCATGTCTTTGGATGTCCATTTAGTGAGGTCCATAAGGCTCCTTTACGTTGTGATGTCCCCGAAGGCGACAGTATTATTTAGAGATAAAGGGTCAAACTTTAATAAGGAAAAACCGTACTAAAAGTTTCGGTTATCTAGAAAATTTTATAAGATAAATAGCTTTGGATCCATCCTCCACCATGAGTGCAATGAAAAAATTTTTACCACTCATTATGTTACTGATGACCGCAGGTGCAGCAAATGCTGGCGGACTTGTTACTAAACACGCATCCAGCGTGCAACTCACTGTTGATGCTGCTAGGACCACTGCAACTCGCTTGGGTTCGACATACAGTATCTCAGGTAGTGGTGTAAATACTACGGACAGCACGACTGCTGGCACCGTTGCTTCTGGTACTATCACCAGTGGTATCCTAACACCCAATATGATCAGTGCTACTCAGGCAACTGATGGAGATGCATTTTCATTTAGTGCTTCTTATACAGCAGGTGATGCTCTAAGCACAACTGCTCCTACTGTGGGTGAAGTTAGTGCTTACGGAAGTCAAACTTCTTATGCTGCTGGATCTGCTGGATCACTGGCAGGCACCATCGACAACGCTCATACTATGAGTCTGACGGCTGGTGGAGCAGGCACCAGTGCCACAGGACAGTTTGTTAGCGAAATCACTGTAATTGACTGAGGACGTTCACAATGACCAGTTTTGGAAAGACATTATTCTGGTCTGTTCTGTCTGTGGTGGGTGCAAGTGTCACACTTGCTCCTGCCCAGGCGGTCCCCGTGGTCCCGAACTTCACGCAGGGCTCAATGACGAGCCATACGGAGACAACCTCCAAAGTGACTGAGACCATAAACAGTATGGACTACAACACTGGGTATCAATACTCAGCAACTGGTTCAGGAGTAACCGCTAGTGGTAATTTATCACCAGGATCAGGTTCTATTAACGTAACTATTAACGGAGTGACTTCATCATGGACAGGAGTGGACAGCAAACCATCCTTCACACAGACAGTACCAGGGGCAGCGTTCCAGTTCACAGAAACGTATCGAGGTCCTGGTTTAAGCAACCACACGATTATCCAGAGAACTACCGAGGTGACAAGCGTAACCGATACCACAAGTGTCTTTACGCAATAGCAGCACTGTTTATTGCAACACCAAGTTATGCAGAAACTGTCGGGGGAGTTAGCGCCACTGCTGCTCCCGTGGCAAACAGTTCGGGCTCAGTGACAAATCAAGCTATTCAGGTTTTACAAGGTCCATATATTACTAATACTTACGGGGCAGGAATTCAGTGTCAAGGTAGCACCCTTAACATTACACCTTATGTAACTGGATCTGCATCTGCTACCAGACCCTACGAAGCATACTACAACACTCCTGTATACGATATGCGGGATTTGACTGGTGCTTATGATGATGATGGCAACCCTATTCCAGATGGTGCTCCTGATAATCCAGGTGCCATTCTATGGAATCAACCAACAAGAACTGGTCAGAAAGATAATTACAATATTGGTATAGGTGTATCTGCTACCTGGTCTATACCTCTGGACAAAAAAGCACAACAGCAGTGTAAAGAAGCAGCACAAGCAAACATCGATCTGATGGTACAAGCAGCTGCCAATAAAAGATTAGATTTTGAACTTGCTCGTCTTAAAAATTGTGGAACAATGGCGAAGCAAGGAATTCGCTTCCATCCACGATCAAGATATGGCAGAGTATGTGCAGATGTTATCGTTGAAAATGTAAATGTAATTCCAGCACACAAACATCCTATTTCTTCACCATCTGCCGCAAAGACCGAATCGCCTGCGTCTTCTGACGCTGCTGATCTCGGCGGTCCCTTAGGGACTGCAAAGGCTCAGTCTTCCCAAGCTTCTTCTTCACAGCGCCAATCGTCTTCTTTACGGTCGGTTTTACAATTTTCAGAAGCAGATCGGCAAGAGGTTTTGCGAGCAGTGCAGAAGTCGCAGCAACAGCAGCGATCGAAGCAGTAGTAGTTACAGTTCCTATCGGTGGAAGATACTTCTCAACGACAGTGACTGGTTCATATAGAGTCACACAGATCTTTTCAGTAGTTTTCTGTGGGTTCTTCTGTAATTCAAATCCAGAGACCTTCTCTTTTCCACTCTGTGCAATGTCTCCAATCCTTAGAGCATTTGGTGGTGGACAGGGAGGGTCTTTTGGTATCTTTGGAGTCTTATTTTGTGCCTTAGGAGCAGGAGGAGTTTCAGGTGATCTTACAGGAGGAACAGGTGCCTCTTTTTCAAACTTTAATTTATCTTTGTTATAGTCAAGAGGACCAAAAGATGGGACACCAGCATCACAGAATGTCTTCACACCTTTCGGATCATCCTCAGAGAGGATACCACTCTTTTCTCTATTACTATTTTGTTCGTGTGCTTCTACACACCCAGGAATGTCTATAATAGGAACACCCACCTGAGTTGTAACAGGTGGGTATATTGGAAGTGCAATAGGTGTTTCCTGATTGCCAATATAAATTTCGGGAATAGACACTTCACTAATCCCGATATCAATGTCAGGAATCTCCATCAGAAACCAGGCATCTTAACAGGTACTGGTGCTGATTTGGGTGATACAACAGGTCCACCAGTCAGGTTACCAGGGATTGCTTTATCCATAATAATAGGCAATGCAGTGGTGACTGCATCAGTAACCATCACTGCGGCTTGACCTTTTGCTTTTTCGATAAGTGCGTCTTTGTTTAGATACAAATAAGCACCACCACCGATCAGACTCAAAGAAGTCAGACCAGACAGCAGTGCAATGACGTTAATAACTTTTTGCATAGTTACACCTTAGGTTCAGGTTCTTCTTTTTTCTTGATCTCAGGTGCTTTCTTCGGAGTAGTGCCACCAGACTTAGCAGGACTCAATCCGAATGCAGCTAAGGATCCAGAAAACACGGAGGCGATAAATGTTGGATCAAAATCTAGGATTTTATTCCCGTTAGGAAGTCTAACGTAAGAGAATGTGAGGAGAGAGGCAGACCAAATAAGTACTACGACTTTCACCAAATTACCAAGAACTTCACCTTTATCATCATCGTGGTCTTCCTTCTCTACTTGGGACTTGATATCGTCCATTAATAGAGTAGCAAGGCGTTAGTATTTAGACAAATGATCGTTGCCGATGAACATATCATCAATGTCTTTCTTACTGAACAACTCCTTTGCTTCCCACATCTTAGATGCGATGGGACTTCCAGCAATGTTTAGAGATGTGTTGAGAAGAACACTATCACCAGTCATCTCTCGGTAGACCCGAATCAGTTTGGAGAAGTGATCGTTACCCTTTGGTACAGTTTGAACCCGACAGGTGTTATCAATGTGTGTAACTGAGGTAAGTTCTTTGTCTTTTACATCAACAGCAATGTTCATGTAGGGTGCTTCACCATCAAAGTCGAAGAACTTACTAACATCTTCCTGAGGTACAGCAGCGCCGAATGGACGGAAGTGTTCTCTATGTTTGATCCTGGCATTGATAACGTCTTTTGCTTTCCTATTCCTCGCATTCATGAGGATAGAACGGTTGCCAAGGGCACGAGGACCAATCTCACCATGACCTTGATACCACCCAACGATATGACCCTGTGCAAGGGCATCAGCAGCACGCACAATGGTCTCATCGGTGACTTCATCTGGTGCCTCATCATCCTGCCAGAAGGGGAATCCTTCATTGCTAAACTCAGGCTCATGGTAGTGCTGACGTAAAAACTCAACAGCACCCAATGACAAACCACAATCATTTGCATGGGGTGGAATCACAACTTTCTGACCAGTCTTCACGATCTTTCCGTTGAAGACACAGTTCTGTGCTACGCCACCACTGTAACCAACAACGTCCTCATGACCACCAATATATGCTGCGATCTTATCACCAGTTACCTCATGAACTGTACGCAACCAGTTGATATCAAACGTGTTATCCCACTTACGATCCCAAGAGTCATAATTCCAGATGTCACGAACCCTACTGAGAGGATACATATCAACCTTATCATAGTATGACTGATCTTTGATACCAAATGATTGCAACCCCATGACCTTGCCAGCAAGATCTAGACCCCAGTCATCAGCAGACAAACCAAGAGTTCGTCCTACCTTTGCCATACAGACACCGATAGATCCTGACTCGTTTACATCATGAGTGTATTGAACTTTACCATCCACATACAGTGAGTGAGCACGATCATTGTTACCAAACCCATCAAACACGAAGTTTGTATAGGGAATAGGACCCAAAGGCCACATGCTCAGGACGTGTGCCCAGTGATGATCCACTGCGTATACACGACAAGGCATACCAAGATCAATCTCTCGGTAGTTTTCCTTCTCGTCAAATGTAATATCATCAGTAATGATGGCGATGGCATCGATGTCTTCTAGTTGGACATCCCACCTTTTCAGGATATCTTCCCATTGCCATACATTATTAAAACCATGATGTTTAATACTGAACAATCTTTCAGTAGCACAATACTTAACTGTTTTTCCGTCTGTGTAAGTAATGTTGGAATCATGGTCATCTAACCGTAATCCCAAGAACTTCATACACACTCACCTTCGGTTTTGAATAGTTTACGACACTTCTTTACTTCTTTCAACTCATCCTTAATCATTTGGTAAGCATCCTCGGCAGAGATCTTTCGTGCCATTTCCATAGCAGTGATGACCTCTACTCTGGTGCCAAAGTGTTTCAGCGCCTCTTCAAAACAGTTAAGTTCTTCGTACATAATTAAGCCTCAGCAACAACTTTTTTCTTTCCGATGTTGTACTTAGATTCAAGCGTCCATTCGCCTTTGTCTTTGAAAGACAAGACTTTAATTTGATTCAATGGTGCAAGATTTTCAGAAATATCTTCACCAGACTGATACAGTTTACGATCTTTACGAGATGCAACACCAATACGGGTCAGGGTTTCACGCACTTTCAGAAAGTCATCGGGTTCTTTCAGTGCTACCTCTAACATCATCCCCTGAGACCAAGAGATCTCTTCACTCATTGTCTTCCTCCGACTTGTAATTTAGATTTGATGACTTCAAGTTGACCCTTGTTGAGCAGTTTCAATGCATCTCGTGCTTTGTCGGTGCTATATCCGTAGAACTGTTTAACGAGTTCTAGATCATTATCAGTCTGTTTCTTATCCCAAGGTGCAAACCTTTTGGATTTCCTGATACTATATAGGTAAAAGTTATATTGTAAATCATTATCAAGAGAAGGATATCGATTCATCTCATTAGCATACATGATGCAGTCAATGTGACCCGAGAGGCATTTATTGACCACATATGCTGGATACTTCTTCATCGCACGAGAATCTTCTTGGATGTTACCCTGCTTTAAGTTGATTCCATTAAGATAATCTTTCAGTTGATACTCAAACTTCTTGTCCATAAAGCAGCGATTCAAGTGCGTTGGGTGGATTAGTATTGTAGTTGGAAATCAAGAGTTCTGACTTCTTATTGTTCTCTCTATGTTTCATACCATAGGTGATAGAGAAGTATTGCTGATGATAATCAGCAAACATCTGTTCAATCTCATCATCAACATTATATGTAACCATCCACTGGTGTGAACACTTACGACATTCTTCCCCAAACTTTACATGATTAAAGTTCTTATGCATCTCAGCATTGGTTCCGTAGAGATATGAACCAATCTTGTATGGTGGATCTAGAAATACAAAGACATCATCACCATCGTCATGCATAACCTCAGTGTAATCAAAATTAGTGATCTCCCAATTCTGGATAATGTCTTTATACTTTTTCAGATTTGCTGCACCACGCAAAGAAAAGTTCTGCTTAGAAGCAGATTCCGAGAAAGAAGAGTTCTCAGTCAACCCAGAGTAGCTACACTTATTAAGAACCCAAAACAGAACAGCTTGGCGAAAAGGATCCGCTTTGGAAATTTCTTCTTTACTTCTTTGGAACAACTCCTTAGCACTATCGACAGTGGAGTGTTCATTCTTGACTGCATAACAGACATCACTCAGAGCGTCTCCATTCTCTTGCAACTGAATCCAAAAATTATACAAATAAAAATACTTGTCATTGACCCAGATAGGTACATCAGGATGCTTCTGACTAAAATACAGTGCCATAGAACCACCACCTAAGAATGGTTCACGAAACTCTTCAACACCAGAAGGTAACCAGTTGTAGAGTTGCTTCACCGCACGAGACTTGCCACCAGGATAACGCAGAGGTGTCTTCAATAATTTCATAATACATTAATTTGTGCCATGGGAACTCCCTGAGGTCCAGCATTGACTGCACCATGGGGAAGGGCGTTAAATGACATTGTAAACCGATCATCAACACCTGACTGTGGTTCGCTGTAATGCCTCAACCATCCAGGGAAGACAAGAAGTTTACCAGGTTCTGCCTGAAACTTTTCATAGGGTCCATCGAAGTGATCCCTAATAATCTCCAAGGTATCAAGATTGCGGATATCAACAGGGTCTTGAAAGACAGTATTACTTCCTTCTGTGAAATAGAATACCCCAGAGAGATAAGAATAAGGATGACGATGAAGAGGATGACCAGCACCTGACTGACCAGGTGCCCAGTTCGCCCAAGCAAGAGAGATTTTAAGGTCCTCAACTTGGAGAGCAAGATCGCACCTAATGAATTCCAAACAGTCGTGAAAGAATTCAATTAGAGGTTCCATAGGTTCCTCTTTATGTATATCTCCCCGACTGGTTCTAACACCAGCAGGGTAATTATACATAGACATTTCAAGATTCTTGATAAAGTCAAGAGCCTGATCCGCCATCCACATATCTTCATCATCAAGACGAAACTCATATACGTCTGTTGGGAACAGACCATGCTTCTTCATCATTTGAATTCACACCTCATCATTAGTTCAGTCATAAATGCAACCAGATTGATCTCCTGGTCAACCACAAACTGAGACTTATACTGGTACTCACCAATAACAAGGACTGCCTCAGGGATACTCTTTGGTTCCATGTGGGTGTAGAGGGCATCGTAGACACGTCGCATGATTGCTTGTGGTTCGTTGTCCAGATTAGCAACCACCCACTTCTTCATGTTGGTGAACTCTCTACCTTTCAGGTATTTAACAAGATCATCAATGCTGACCTCACCACTATTGCCAAGGATACCAACGTCAATCTTACCCTTAGAACCATACTTCTGCAACTCATTGAGAGTGCGACGGAAGTCGGGGAAGTGTTGCTGCACAACCTCAGCAACCACCTTCATCTCAAACTCGATGTTCTCCTGAGCAAGGATCTGATGGACTCGCTTGAAGAAGGTGGATGCCAGAGCAGCACGTTCCTTACCTTTGACGTGGAAATCAATAACAGAACAGCGAGAATGGATCGGTTCGATGATCCTGTTCTTGTAGTTGCAGGTGAAGATGAAACGACAGACGCCCTGAAACTCCTCAATAGACGCCCTCAGGAGCATCTGCACGTCGGGAGTGGTGTTATCTGCCTCATCGATGATGATTACCTTGTGCTTCGCCTGAGCGGTCAGAGAGACGCTACTAGCGAAAGACTTTGCTTTGTTCCTTACAGTGTCTAGGAATCTTCCCTCGTCAGATCCATTGATGACATAGGAGTCTGCACCGAGTTCGTTGCACAGCGCCTTAGCGATGGTAGTCTTTCCGATACCTGCTGGTCCTGCCAAGAGGAGGTTAGGGATTTCACCCTGTTCTAGAAAACCTTTGAAGACATCACGAGTAGCATCGGGGAGAATGCAGTCATCCACAACCTGTGGACGATACTTCTCAACCCAAAGAAAGTCATTCATAATTTAGTTGAAGTTATTCAAGTTGTGCCAGACGGCACCAATGTTCATATTACCATGGAAATACCCCGCAACAATGATCCCAATAGTGAATGCAAAGCATCCTAGGAGCATCAGCACGGGGATAAGGTATGACTTACTGTTTGTCATTTTTCTGTTGCTTACGACGTTCAACTGGATCAAAACCACGACCCTCAACCACTTTGGACCAGGGTGCGTAGAGAGGACCATCATAGTCCTTTTTCTTTTCGTACCAGTTGGCGTCGTACTTAGGCATCGGAGTCGGGTTCCAGAGCGATCATCAGTTCGAGAGATTCAACTTCACGAGAGGAACTCTCATTAAAGTTTGCGAACAGTTTAGCAACCTTTTGACTATATAGTTCGATGTCATAGGACTCAATGCAGCGAGAGAAACTCGGTTGTGCTGCCTTGAAGTTCTCTGCCTTAACACAGAAGCAGAACTCTTTCTCGGTTTCGCCCAGATCGATAGCGAACACATTAGAAGAAGAGTTACGCTTGTCAGTCACGACTGCTTCCAGTTTGCCATCATGTGCAGTGAAGCAAATATCAGGCAGAGCATATAAACCAGATGCAGAGAACATCTTAGACAAGTCAGAATACTGGATACGCAGACGCTGAACAGGTTCACCAAGATCAACGATCTTTTCAGGAGGAGTCGTGATCATGGTCTTAGCAGCATAGTGATACTTCATGCGACTTTGACCACGACGCAAGTGAACAAAGTTATCTTGGAAGTCAACTTCACAAGAGAATTTGTCAGCAGTATCACCAAGCATCAGAGCGGTGGTTTGGAACACACCCAGGTCATAGATGGGTGCCTCAACAGGAATAGTCAGATCACGGAAGTGGCAAACACCCATGATGTTCTTGTTGTTAGAGATCGTGGCAACTTTCTTGCCAGGTTTGAACAAGATCGAAGGGTTGATGTATTGAAAGATTTTCAAAACATCGTGTTGAGTTTCAGTAAATTTCATCGATTAAGATATTCTTCGATAGGGTAAGAGTTTTTGTCATTGAAGTGCATCAGGAGTACAGCATAGTGTAGCACCTTCATGATGTCACGTCTAGCAGTTCCCTTTCGATCATAGCGAGTAGCATACTTCAAGATATTGCTGCGACAAAACGCTTCACCATCTCCACAAGACTCAATCAAATCCAGAGTTTGAAAACCATCATTAGAATAATGCTGATTGTAAGTGGAAGTGATATACTCTTTCAGTTCTTTGAGGATTTGCTCCTCATTGTATTTGTTCATAATTAACAGAAACGTTCAAGTTGAGAAACATACAGATCATTACCATCAACACCGTTGATAGCATCACGCAAGAATGCATTCTGTACGTTGGATTGATCCCACCAGTGAATAACCTTGCGAGAACCTGAGACAACTGGGCGGACTCTATGAATCAGACCAGTAGGGTACATAATAGCATACCCAGCAGGCAACTTTATACTAATAGAAAAGTCACCAAAACGCAACTCCAACTCACCACCCTGATAGGTGTCTGGTTCAGTCAGAAATAATGTGGTAGATACATCCAGTCGGAGTCCATCAGAAGAAGTTACTTCATCTGAATGCCAGTCATATCTATCAAGTGTACCATACTCTTTGTATGTGTACCCAGTACGACCAGAAGTCATAACCAAATTAGAATGGTTTGACATCAGAATCTGCTCATCTAACCACTCAGCATGGAAAGCACCATAAGACATTCCCCAACCTTTGATTTCTTGGCAATGTTTATAGGGAGTCTCCGCTAGACCAAGGTGTCTATCAGTATAAGAAAGGGCATGTTTGATGCCCTTTTCATCTAGAATTTTAGTACGGTAAAGCATCAGTCTTTCAGAAGATTAGAGTCATCAAGGTCAACATCAGCATCGATCTTGGAATACAGTTCAAGGAATGCTTCTTTGGTTTCATCATCGAAACGATTCAGACACATCTTGATTGCCTTCAAGCGATCGTTGAAGATAGCAAAAGCACGAATGACATGAACAAGACGACGAGTAGAGATAACCTCATCAATACCACCGTCTTTGAACGTCTTACGAATGATCTCTGCCCATGAAACCAGGTTAGAGATAAACTTGTCGTCGCAGCAATTCAACTCAGAGCAGTAATTGTTGAGCATCTTTGCCTCAATACTAGCAGAAGGATACTCTTGCTCGAAGGTCAGAGGGAATCGTTCTAGGAACGCTTCGTTGAGCACATTAGTTCCAACGAATCGTCCGTCGTCACTACCTTTACCCTTAGTGTTGGCTGTGGCGATGACGTTGAATCCACTTGCAGGAGAAACCCATCGTCCAATCTTTTTAAGGTAAACTCCTTTCCCTTCAAGGATAGATTGGAGACAGAGAATTTTGTTACTAGCGAGGTCGATTTCATCAAGGAGCAGTACAGATCCTCGTTCGAGTGCCTCGATGACTGGGCCATTGTGCCAGACGGTGTTGCCATCAACAAGGCGGAAACCGCCAATAAGATCATCTTCATCAGTTTCAACGGTAATGTTTACACGGATAAGTTCACGACCAAGAGAAGCACATGCTTGCTCAACACCGAAGGTCTTACCGTTGCCAGAGAGACCCGTGATGAACATAGGGTAGAAAATACCAGATTTGATGACTTTCTTTACGTCACGGAAGTTACCAAAAGGAACATAGTTAGAGTCAATAGCAGGAACCAAGTTCTTAATAGCAGCAGGAGCAGTATAAGTGTCTTCAAGTTGTTCGACAAGGGTCAGATTCCACTTGCCACGACCTGCTTTATATCCATCAAGACGTTTCTTGATGGTTGCCAGAGAACAACCAAAGTGATCAGAGGCAGAAACCAGTTGTGCAGTGCCGACTTGCTCGCCGTGGGTGCTGGTCAAAAAAGTAATCAGGTCTTCGGTAGTCACGTTTGCAGGAGCGAAAGGCATTGGTTGGTTGCGTATGAATTAAGTATAGAGCAGAGTGGGGTAGTGTCAGGGGCAGAGTGGACACTATGCGATCTGTCCAACGAAAGCAGAGAGCATCTTGCGGTTCAGACCCTTAGACTTCAAAGACTTGACAAAAGCAGACTTGATTTGTGCTTTTGTAGCATCCTCAGCAACTTGCATCTCAGTTTCATTGTTCAAAGAATTGGAATGGATCACATACAATTCGGTGTAAGGAGAATCAGTAACAATAATAGACTTGTCTTTACGATATGCCTTGTCATATTTTGCATGATCAAGAACTCCAAGAGTATACAGGAAGTTATTAAGACCACGAACACCCCCAGTCAGTCGAAAACTAAGGATACTGGACTCAGGATATGCTTCACGAAGCACATTGACCAGTCGTTTGGTCAGTTCTGACATCCCGTTATGACATGCTTTCTGATAACGACCTTTGCGACGAATAACCAGACTGTCAATGTAGTAACTAGGAAGGATAGTGTATTCTTCCAGTTTACTTTCACGACAAATAGCAGACTGTTGCGCCTCACCATCGGTAAGAACCATCAGATGACACTTCTCAACGTTGTTCTGACGCTGCCATTTACCCAGGTAGGACTCCATAACCACCAGTGCTTCATTCAGAGGAGTGCCACCAAGACCCATGAAGCGAGGAGGTTGAGGGGTGAAGGCATAGACGTGACGACGACCATAATAACGAGCAGTACGATAGAGATATTTGCAGTGCTCAGTAAAAGTCTTCTGATTAACCCTGCTGGTGAGCAAATTGACTAGTTTGAAACGTGGATCGAAGTAAAACTCACCAGGTTTGTTGCTAGAAACATCTCCCCAATCACCAGGTGCATCACCATTAAGGATGGACATACCACCATCAACAACAAAAGAGTACACATCGAAGGGAATACCAACCTTTTTACAGAACTGAGCAAGATTGATGACCTGTTTCACAGTATCAAAGATGTCATCACACATAGAACCAGACCAATCAAGCAGAAAAATCATGCCATGGTTCTTACCTTCGGAAGTGCGAGTGACTTTCTGGAAGATATCATCATTGTACTTGTAAGTATGCAGTTTGCTGAGGTCAAGAACACCAGTTCGGGCAGTAGTAGACCGAGCATGTGCAGTTGCAGACTTACGACACTCGAACTCTTTGATCAAATAATTGACTTCTTTGGTAGTTTTGTTGCAAAACTCTCGAAAGTCTCGATCAGTTTCTTCAAATGCATTGGGGTGACTTTCCTCAGTGTACTTAGTGCTCCAATCATCCACAGCATCTGCCCATACAGTGTCAGCATCAACAATAATTTTGTTGAAATTGATCTTGGGGAAGTCCACATAGGTGATCACGTCTGCGTACTTATCAATCAGAGACTGAGAAGCACTATCGAAGGACTCCTGAGACTTAACTGTATCGATAGAAGGTTCTTCATAACCCTCTTGGACCCCAGGTTCATCCCAGTCATCAATATCTTCCGTCTCATAGGAGGGAGTATCTAGGTCTGCATCATCATGTTTCTTGGCAGGGCGGTCCATAGGATCATCATCAGTGAACCATTCCTTGTCCTCAGTCTCTCCACCTTGACCATCTTGCTGAGAGGCAGGTGCATCTTGCTTATTTTTCTCACGTTCTTCCTTCATGAAGGTAAAAATAGCATTGGCAGCGTCGATTGCTTCCTCAAATGTCTCAGCAGCGCCCACAGCGTCACGCAGAGGCACCTCAGAAGCATCGAAAGGCATCATAGAATATGCTCCGATCTTGAAGTGAAGGTTCACACGATCGATCAAAGGCATCTTGGTCAGGTTTTCGTCCCTGATAGAGAAGAAATCCTCAGCATTCAGTTCTTTATAACCCTGATAGAAGTCCTTAGCAAGACCAGCGTACTTGCGTTTCATCAGTTTCTCAATGCGAGCGTCTTCGGTAACGTTCACAAAAGACTTAGGACAGGGCAGATCGTCCAGTTTTTCGTTAGGAGTGTAGAGAGCATGACCGACCTCATGACCGACCAGCAGATTGTAAACAGTATTGCTTGCTTTGTCCCAGACAGGAAGAGTCAGGACACGCTTTTCAACATCAAACGATGCAGTCTTGACCTGCTTGTGCTCAACAAGCAGGTTCTCAGTGGCAAGCAGACGGGCAAGGGAACCTTTGATCTCGATGTTCATGTGCTTTGTCTTGTATGCATACAGTATAAGACCCCTCAGGCAAAGCCCAAGGGGTCAGTAGACAGTTATGCGATTGGTCGTTTGATGGTCTCATAGACCCACCGTTTGCTGCCAAGTGCTGACTTCATGAAACTAAATGCCTCATGAGGATCAGTGTGATCTCCACAAGTAAAAGCGTCACAGACTGCTTCTCCTTTCTCAGGCCAAGTATGAATAGAGATATGCGATTCTGCCAACATGGCAATAGCAGTAACTCCCTGTGGTTCAAACTTGTGGGATTGAATACCTAACAACTTACTACCACTACACGAGGCAGCGTTGGAGAGCATATCTCTGATGTATACTTCGTCGTCAAGCAGTTGGGCGTCACACTCACGGAGTGTAAAGAGCATGTGTTTCATTGTTCAGAGAGGGATACTTGGGTAGAGAAGTCTCCGTTCTTCTCGAACGAAATAATTTTCTCAAACTTGTCATAAAGTACTTCACCTTTGTGGGAGATAACAAACATGTTAGTGTTGTCACCCAAATTGCGAAGGATTTTCATCAGTTCATCAGTGGCAGACTGGTCAAGAGACGAGTCAAACACCTCATCAAGCAATAGAAGGTTAGTAGAAACACTGTTCTTCAACTTAGCAACTTCTCGCCAGGTGAACAGCAGTGCCAGATCGATCTTTTGTTTCTCTCCCTCGGAGAAAGATGCGTAAGAAAAGTCATCACGAAAACGTGAAAGAATCTTTTCATTGAAGTTATCATCCAGCGTGAAGTTCACGTAGAAATCCATGCTGTGGAGATATTTATTGATGCGTTGATTGATCAGAGGAATAAACTTGCTAATGATCTTGGATTTAATACCATCATCTTTCAGCAAGGAACCAACAATCTTCAAGTAATCTGATTGCTTGTTGATATTAGAACAAGACTTTTCTTTTGTAGATAGATCTTGTTTGATTTGCAACAACTCTTGACGTTCAAGTTCAAGGTTTGTTGCATCACTTCCAACCTCAGTGAGGATAGCAGTGTTTTCTTGCAAGAGACGTGTGTTCTCTTTGGTTAACGATTGAATTTCGTATCGATACTGATCAATCTGCTGCGACTTTTCTCGTAGATCTTTTACCGTTTTTGCGAGCCCTTGTATATCAAGGGTGATCTTTGAGTGACCGTCCGTGAGTTCGACACATTTCTGATTGAGTTCTGCTTGACGATCAATGCGAAAGTCTTTATCAATCGTCTGGGTACACGTAGGACACGAATGATTATTGAGGAAAAAATTATACTGCTTGAAGGTATCATCGTATCTGTGTTTGATTTTAGTACGTATCTCTTTGAACTTTTCATGCTTTTCAACGGCACGATCTAGTTCAGCAATTTGTGGAGTAAGTGTATCACATTTTTTATCAAGATCTTTCAGTTGATCTTTGATCACAAACATTCGTGATTCGTTATCATCAAACTTTTTTTGTTTCTTCTCAGTCTGACTATTGTCAACCTCTTCCAGATTTTTGATGTTACGTTCTTGCATCTCAACCTTTTGTTGAGCGATATCAAGTTCGTACTCACACTGGCGTTGCTCGTCCTTTGTTTCTTTGATCCTCTCTTTGAGAAGAGTATTCATCTGCGAGAAGATTTGGATGTCGAGAATATCTTCGATAACTTCTCTTCGATGAGCAGCAGACAACTGCATAAAAGGAACAAAAGTTGAACTACCAAGAATAACAACCTGAGTGAAAGACTTGTAGTTAAGTTTGAGAATGCTCTGTTCCAGGTGTTTCTGGTAATCTTTTGCTGCTGCGTCTTGGTCAATGAGATCTCCGTTCCGATAGATCTCAAACACATTTGGTTTGAGACCTCTACAAACTTTATAATCTATCGTACCAATACTAAATTCAACTTCAACTAAAAGTTCACGTTCGTTAACACTGTTGATTAGTTGTGGTTTATTGATCTTCCGAAACGGTTTACCGAACAAAACAAAACAAAGAGCGTCAAGAATTGTACTCTTGCCCGCTCCATTGTGTCCTACGATAAGTGTGGATCGTGTTCCAGAAAGATCAACCTCAGTAAATTGCTGTCCTGTGGAGAGCAAGTTTTTCCAGCGGATCTTATCAAAGAGAATCATTTATCAGATGGAGGTGGGAATACAATATCGTTTGGAGTGATTACAGTGTATTGATAACCGTATGAGTTGCAGTTTTCTTTAACTGTCTCTTCGTCAACTTCCAGAATTTCGAGAGTTCTATGGTAGTCCTGTGCAAGCAGGTAACCATAGTACCGCTCAGCATCATCTTCCTGCTGGAAGAGTTGAACGACCTTTTCATCGATCGTTTCATCCCGTACAGCGTACACGCCGCCGCTCTGTTTGTCAACCAATACGAACATCAGATTTTCTGTGCCTCTACGTACAGCGATTTAAGAATTCCAAAAACCTCATCTTTATGGTCGATTTCAGCGACACATTTATTGAGTATAGAAAGAGTATCCTCAGTTTCTACACTTTCATCAACATCATCTAGGACAATATAATTGTCCTCAACAATTTTAAGATCGGATGGATTGGCATCTACGATAGTTCTAAGTGTCTGATCAAAAAGAACACGATCGTCTTTCTTCTCAACAATCAGTTTAACGTAGGCACCTTTAAGTTCATCGTAATTGATTTTTGCCGTTTCATCATCCCTGTAATAGATTTTATGAAACATTACATTAGGATTCTTGACAAATGTCAACCTTGTAGTATTTGTATTTAGGATATGAAATCCACGATCACACCCAAAGTCGTTCCAATACAGTTGATAAGGATTACCCAAATATACGATGTTATCTTTTTTAGATCTGTGATGATAGTGACCACTACATACTAGATCAAACTTGGAGAACATCTTTGGATCATCCCCATGTTCCATGGTGTATCCAGGAATAGGTTCAAAATTATTAAGTTCAAGATGCCCCAGGCACACAGTTGCATCAGTAGTCGCAATCGCATCGGTGGATCGACTTCGATTGTCATCACATATCCAAGGCAGAAGAAGCAAACGAAGTCCACCAAAAGATAATTCAGTAGGATCATCCACGATAGTGATGTTGTCGTAGTCCCTGAGCAAAAGTTCGGGACTATTAACTCGCAAAGTGTTCTTGTAATAGATGTCATGGTTGCCGACAAGCATGTGCATCTGAACACCACGATCACTCAGTGGATCAAACCACATCTCTTTTGCAGCATCCAGGGAATTAAAATTGATTGACTTACGACGATCAAACGTATCCCCTAGGGCGATCACATTCTTGATCTTATGATTATCGATATAAGGAAGTACCGTGTCCCGATAAAAGGAACGGTACTTATCGATGTATGCTTGACTGTCGTTACGAACTCCGAAGTGTTGATCAGTTATCAGCAGAATCTTCGACATTAGAACCTTCACTTTTTACATCATATTCAATCACGAGTTTGATACACTCTTCACCTCGTGAATTACATACCAACGTACTATATGCTTTGCCACCTGTTAGGTCTGAAATTTCTGCTACAAGTTCTGCAATACGGTCTTTACTTCTACCGCCTCGCCAGTAGTTGGTCATGTAATTGTCGGTCATGAGTACCTCGTGTTGGTTTCTACTCGGGACTTAATGTAGTTCATGTCTGCGATATTGTCAAGGTCATCGCTGTGCATGACTTCTTCCCAACCTTTACGTTCCAGGATCTTCTCACGAATTGCTTGCTGACGCTTTTCCTTAGCAATTCGACGAAGGTATGCATAGTACACAATCTGTGTGAAGTATGCAAACGGGTTAGATGATTTCTCTGGATCGAAGTTGTGAATATATTGAATGCAATTCTCGATCCCATCACCAATCATGTCCTCACGGTACATGTAGTTGATGAAGTTGGGTCGATACGACAGGTGAGTTGCAATCTTCAAAAAACAATCACCAATGTAATTACTTACACGAGGTTTGGGAAGACCTTTCTCTTCTGCCTGAGCACACTTATTGCGGTAGATGATCAGTTCGTGGAGAAACTGCTTGTTATCTACATAGTGCTCTTTCTTCTTAGAGGACTTCCGTGGCATAGTTACCGACATGTGGTTTGTTCACGGTTAAACATAATGTTACCTTACTGTCACTTCCCTGTCAAGGGGCTTGACAAGGTAAACAATAATAATTATACTCAACACTGTAAGGGTTCAGAGACAGAGTACTTAGTTCTTATAGAGGTTTTCAAGCATCTGTCTTGCTTGATCAACAGTAGATATCAACCCCATAGACTCATTCATCGGTACTTCCGTTGTTGAGTCTTCTTCTTTATGTATTTCTTTTTTGACCCATCTCTTGTACATCATCTTCGCTTCATCAGACATGGGAGCGATCGTCATGACGTGAGACTCAGACACAACATAGAAATCTTCTTCTGCAAAATTCATCCATCGGATAAATCCCATTGCAACTTTCTGTGATTTCTTTTCTTGGTCAGCATCTAACTCAATGACTTTTGTCTTGGCAGGATTCTGAACAAAGATCAGATCGGTTTTAGTCTCTGGATCTTCGGTTACAAGAATCTCACCAAGGATTTCATCACCCGTGGTAAGTTTCATTGCTCCGTAGAACTGCTCGTCATGTCTGATGTAACTAATCATGTTTAAGTTTGATCTCTTTAATTTCGTAATTGAACGATTCTTCTTGATAGATCTTGATACGATCACCAAGATGACGAAGGGTGTAATTACTGCGGGATCCTCTGGCACAGTGGTCAGCAATGTCATACAACACTGCCTGTGCTTTGTTCTCACCTTTACGGAGGACACGACCAATAGATTGGAGGTTCCTCACTCTTGATTTAGACGGACTTGCAAAGATAACATTATGCAGATTTTTGATATTGATACCAGTAGAGAAAGTACCGTAGGAAGCAAGGATAATTGCATTTGATTCCTTTTCACAGATCTCACGAGCTTGCTCGCGATCATAAGCATCAATACCACCATGGATGAAGAAAGTCCTGCGTGGTTCAGGACCATGCTTCACTTTATTATTTAGCATCTCCCACAAAGGGTCCCCGTGCTTCTCCACATAGTTGAAGAGAATCAACGTGTTTCCTTTCAAGTCACATGCCAGATTTGTAATCAGATTGTTTCTCTTTGGATGACTGATGATATAGTCCATCTCCTGTTGGTAATCCTCAAAGGGAACATACCCATGCTTCAACAGGAGGATGTTTACTTTCAGTTCGGTAAGGTGACCCTTCTTCATTAGGTCAGCAGTCTTTGTCACTTGCTCACACCTACCAAACAAACCTTCCAGAACTAACTGATGAGTTTGCATACCATCGAGTGTACCTGTCAGTCCGACACGGTACTTTGCATCATGGCATTTTGTGAGAATACCTGACAGTGATTTTGCTTTGTAGAGATGTGCTTCATCACCGATGATGACATCGAATCTTTGGAAGAACTTACGTGGTTCCTTATAGATAGATTGCCAGGTTGATATGACGACGGGTGCTTCAACATACTTCTCGGTGCCACCCATGATCTTGTGGCAATATGCATCTGCCTTCCATCCATACTGTTGGAAGTCCTTGTATAATTGTTCTACAAGTGATACAGTGGGTACGATGATCAGGCACTGTCTGTCTAACCCTAGGTGCCATCTGACTAGGGCGTAGATGATTAAGGACTTGCCTGATCCTGTGGGGGAAAGTAAAAGTCTGCGATTATGGCGAAGTGCTTGATAAATTGCTCGTAGTTGGTAATCTCTTGCCTTGAAAGGGAGATGTAGAGATCTAACAAACCCCGCAATAGCCTCAGGTGAAATGAGTGATTCAACATCAGTAGGTGTCCCATAGAATTTACTTTCTTCTACCTCCCATCCATAACCTCTTTCATCGAGGAACTCAGTTAGATAATCAAAAAGACCCGCATATATCTCCCCAGTTGCAGGAGAATATAAACGGATCTTTCCATCCCATCGATGCTTTTGGAACTGCGGCATAAACTTAGCGCCTGGCACTTCAAACTGGAAGTGGTCGCTAAGCTCCTTATGAACGTGAGGTTCTGCCGTAACTTTCAGGTAGACCTCGTTCTTCTTGGTGATGACAGTCATCAATAATCTGCATACTTCCTCAATTCAAGAAAATTCTTAATCTGAAATCCACGATTGGAGCACTGTTTAAGAATGTTCTCTAAGTAATTTATGCAAGTTTCAAGATAGTCAATTTTCTGTCTATTACGAAGATACTCTTCGTCTGCCCAGATGTAGGTTGTCAGGTCACCTTTCAAAACTTTATGATTGAATGGTTTCTCAGCGTATACCATTGCTGGTGCTTTGCCTGAATAGTATTCAAACTTTGCTTTATACATCATTCTGTCCTTAGTCTGTGCATCAGACAGCAGCAGTTTGAACTGAGACCAGATGTTTAGATACTTTTCATGCAGGACCGTACACTTGAAGTTCTCAGTATCAAGATCGTTTTGATCAATCTTGCAGTCTTCACGCCATGCATCACGAATTTCATCAAGTGTCATTCAAGTAAGGTCCTCCGTTTGCCATCAATGTCTTGGATTTCATATGAGATATACCTAAACTCAGCAGTTGCTGTGGCATACTCAGTACCATCCACCGTAGCATTAAACTCCAATGCAGTCAAACTGGTGGGGAAGAGATCCTTGAATAGAACAAAGAAGTTGGTAGCAAAGTTGCTGTTCAGTACAGCAAGTGAAGCATCACAACGTACAAAGTAATCCTGATCCAGGAGAGCAATGCGTTCCTTTACAGACTCTCCACCACCAGCAATTCCTCGCATCCAGTTCTGCAAGATAAGATAATTCTCTAAGTTCTCATCAACCAGAAACGTGAAGTTGAATGGTTCAAAGTTTAGACCATGTGCCTCATACGGAATAGGACGACCCATTAGCGTCGGTTGCTCTACCGTATTAACAGATATACCAGGCAGAGATGCAGTCTGAGCGAAGTAAGTTACCTTAGGGTAACCCTCCAACTGCATCTTAAAACCGATAGGAGATAAGAAGTTCCTATTCTCAATCTGTTTATTCCAAAGACCGTAATCAGGCATGATCCTTTTTATCTATTTATTCTCACATGCGATACTCTTGTAGAATATCTAATACCTTATTTAGAGCATCGTGTGCTCCATCATGCCAATCTCCACTCTTATCATGATGCTCTCCATTGTAGAGTGCAGTCTTTAATTTGTAGATTCGTGCTTCAATTTCTTGCCTGGTCATACCGTTACGAGGCATATGTACAAACCCATTATATGCTATTTAATAAAAAAGGCACCCCGAAGGGTGCCTGAATCCTCGTATGTGAGCGATTGATCACATCAAGTTGTCTACCAACGTACGACGGTAGTAGCGGTTGGCGTTGGCGGTAAGAGCGCCGCTGCCTTGGGTGGTGCCTTCGGCGAAGGGGTTCGCAACCATGCCGTAGCGGGTCTTGAAGCCGATCTTCGGCTGGAAGGTGTCCTGACCAACGGCACGGACCATTTGCAGGGGCACGTAGGGGCAGTAGAACAGACCAGCGTCATAGGCGCTGCTGCCCTTATAACCAGCAACGTAGAAGTGACGATCACTTACGTTAGCGGAATAAGGATCAACATAGACCTTGATGCGACCGTTCAGAGTACCAGCAAGGGTGCTGCTGTTGTCGTCAGGGAGGAGGTTGCTGTTACCAGACAGAGCAGGGGTGTAATCGAGCACACCAGCCATGGACAGAGCAGATGCCACATCAGCAGAGCAGATGAGGATGTTGCCCTTCCCGCGACGAGTCTCATGACCGATTGCGTTCATGTCTCTTTCGATTTGGAAGAGGAGACCTTTGAACTTCTCAACCGACCAGCGACCATTGGAGTCAACGTCCAGGTCAAAGATACCAGCGGTAGCAGTGTTGTTCTGAGCACCAGGGCGGGCGATACGATAAACGGTACGAACCACCTCACGGTTGATCTCGGCAAGAACCTCAGTAGAGAGGATGTTGGCGAGCTCGGACTCAGCATCCAGACCATGAACTGCTTTCAGGTCTTGGGCGAGTTCGAGACTGTATTCTGCTTTCAGAGCACGGCTCTTGGCAGTAACAGTGACCTTCTCGATCGAGAAGTTCATCTCGGCAAACTGGTTACCAGCAGCGTCACCCAGTGCTTCCGACTCAGCGGTAGGCATACCGTCAGAAACGGTGTAGGTGCCACTGTCATTCAGCAGACCAGGGTTGGTGCCGCTCTGAGCGGTACGACCCAGATCGCTAGCAGCGTTCTCAGCAGAGAACTCGGTATCGGATTCGTTGAAGAATGCCTCGGCGCCAGCAGTACGGTTGGTGCCATAGCGGGAGCGCATGGCGAAGATCAGTCCAGTAGGACCAGTCATCGGTTGAACACCAGCGATGTCATAAGCAATCAGCTTAGGCATCGAGCGACGGATCAGCGAGATCAGTACAGGGTCGAAACCAGCGACAGGACCAGTGGCAGTGCTGCTACCAGAGAAACCAGCGGTGCCAGCACTCATGGTGGGGGCAGCCTCGGTCAGGATGCCTGCTTCCTCTTTGAGGAACTTTTCTTGGTTTTCGAGCAGGATGGAGGTGACAGCCTTTCTATATTTGTCCGAAATGTTGTTAAGCTCGGAGTGTTCCAGAATGGGTGCCCACTTTTCCTGCAAAGATTCAGAGTTGAACATTTGCTTTTTACCTTAATTGATAGGGGAATAAGGGGGTATTAGATCACTTAGCCCAGCGGGAAAGTGCTTGGACGTAGGCGGACATAGTGTCGCCGACTTCCTGATTCTCAACCTGTACGTCTTCGGTGACAGTAGTCACTTCGGGTTTGGTAGAGAAATACGACTCACGGAGAGTCGTTACCTTCCCACGGAAGGTTTCTTCATCACTAAACTCAACTCCCTCAGCAAGAGATGCCAACTTTTCACGTTGTGAAAGTGACAGTCCCTCACTCAGTTCGCTCACAATCCCATTCTTGATATAACCGCCGACCTCACGGGTGAGTTCAACGTTCTCTTCGATTTGTTCGTTGAGTTTGGATTGCATAATATCGAGTTGCTCGGTCATTTCATCGACCATATCAACTTTCTCGTCGGGAAGTTCAATGTGATTCTCGACGAAAACTTGTTTGAGTCCAGCAAGGACGCTCTCAGCCATCTCGGTCTTAATACCGTGTTCGATAGCGAGTTGGTTGTCCTTTGCCCACTTGCTAACAGCAAACGAAAGGTACTCGTCTACTTGCTCAGCAAGGGAGGTCTTAACAGACTCAATTTCTTCTTCAAGAACTTTGGCGTATTCGTCATGCATACGACCCAGTTCTTCATTAAGGCGGGAAACCACAGCAGCCTCAAAGATGGTTGCTGCTTTCTCCTTGAACTCTTCGCTCAGGTCTTCACCTTCGGTCAGAGCAGCAACGTCAGCAGAGAGATCAATCTGAATAGTTTCAGTAACCTCTTCCTCAGCAATCACTTCACCCTCAACTTCCTCAGACTCTTCCTTCTTAATGGAAGCACCCTGAGATGCGGAAGCATCAGAAGGCTTAGTCTTAGGGGGTTCAGCGTTGCCACCAGTGACGACTTTATACTTGTTGCTTTCGTCGTCAGGCTTGCTATTTTGGGGGGTAGGACCACCGAGGTCAGCGACACCACCGAGACCACTGCCTTCATCAGACAGTTTGCCCTGAGGATCAGCAGGCTTTGCGCCAGCAGTTACGCTCGATTCGTCCAGAGTGTTTTCAATTTTGTCAGACATTGTGTCCCTCTTGCTGTGGTTGCTGTGATTGCTACTAATTATTTATAGTTAGAGATTTTTCAAGAATTCGTTAAATGCGGAAATCTTACGTTCGTCGAGTTGACGTGCCGCAGCATTATCAATTCTTTTCTTGATTTGCTCAATTTTCGACTCGTGGACTGCGCCACCAGCGAGTACCCATTCTTTTCCTTCCATGATTCCATTAACAAAAGCGTCAGGAGCAGAAGGATCTGCTACGATATCAGCAGCGGTTGCGAGCATAAAGTCTTCACCGACAACTTTGATACCGTTCTCTTCCTTGATAGAACCCAGACCACGTGAGGAAACTCCGAGTTTGACACCTTCGTCAAGCAGTTGCTTGGCGATTTTACCCATAGGAGTTTCGAGAAGTCTTGCTTTGCCAACAAAGTTATTACCTTCCTGTTTCAGAGAAGTAATAAGATGAGAAGCACGATCCAGGTTGATGGTAGGACCATCGGGATGACCCAGTTCACCAAGAGCACGACCAGACTTAACGAAACTTTCGTTATACTTCTCAACTTCTCTTGCGAGAGTTTGGATAGGATAACGACGACCGTTACGGTTGGTGATTTCGCCCTGCAAGAATACACCCTCAATAAAGGTGTTGCGTTTGCCGTTCTTACCTTCGGTAATTACGATTTTGGCGTCTTCAATTTTCTCCGTGATCAGTTTCATCAGTAGGTTCCTCTTGGGATGCTTCGGGTTCTTCGGTCTCGGCAGATGCTTCTACCTCTTCGGGTTCCTCAGGGGTAGGTTGGAACATCTTTGCGCCGACTTCCTTCTTCATGTCACCAATGGTGTCCATGGCAAGGGATTTCATTTGTGTGTCAACGTAATCTGAAAGATCTTTCTGACCCGCAAACAACGAATTCACAATATCAAGGGCAGATTGGGATGGCATAATTCAATCACACTATATGTACTATTTAGATATTTCCTTTTTCGTAATCCTTAGGATCTAATCCTTCCTCTTCCTGCTCTGGTTCAGGAGGCATCAATGACATCTCCATCTGTGCTTTTTCCATCTGTTGCATTTCCGCAGGAGATACAATCAGACCAGCATCCATTTCTGCCGACATTTGTTGATCGATTTCCTCCATCTCATTGTCGGTCTGACGCAGAATGTTACGGCGCAGATATTCGAGGGAGAAGTACTTACCAGCATAAGGATCCATCTGAGCGAGGAGAGCAAGTCTCTCGTTCATAACTTCCTTCTCTTTCATTTCAGAGAAGTAGTTATCAGCGATGAAGTTATACTGAATGTGTTCCTTCATTTCATCCCATTCTTCTAAGGTGCAAACACCTTTTAGAACGAGTTGAGTTTTGAGGAGATCGTTGAAGAGGTCACTAAACTTTTTACGAAGTCTAGTAACGAACTTCTGGAATTTAACTTCATCACGGGTGATCTCAGCAGATCTACCAATGTTGAAGCTGTTATCAGATTCCAATCTAGACTCTGGGACATTCAGAGATCTATACAGTTTCTTCTGGAAGTACTTAACGTCTTCCAGTTCACCGAGGTTTTGCCCGCCAGGTAGGGTAGAAATTTCAGTCCCGCGCCCTCCCTCACGGCGTGGAAGCCAGAAGTCTTCCAACATTGACATGAACTTCTTATCGTCACGAATCTCGCCAGTGTCAGCGTTATAGACTAACTTATTACGATAGCGAGACATCACTTCACGCAGGTATTGTTCTGCCTTTTGCTTGGGCAGATTACCCACATCGATATAGAAGATGCGACGTTCGGGTGCTCTGGACAGACGATAAATGACCAGAGAATCCTCAATCATACGAAGTTGATTGAGTGCCTTAATTGCTTTGTGAAGGTGAGACAGGACAAAATTGCGTTGCATATCCAACTGACCAGAGTGGCAGTAAGTAATAGCATCAGGTGCAATCTTGATACCGTTGTTCTCGTATCCTTTCAGACCTTTGGGTGAGTAGATATAATACTCAACAGACTTCGGTACGATAGAAGCAGTCTGTGGATCGATGGGTTGCAGACGATCCTTAGGTTTATCAAACTCAACAACCTTCTTGATCTTACGGGGATCGATATATCTAAGTTCCGTAATGCCAGCACTAGGGTTCTTAGTATCGATCATCTTATGATAAAAAAGACGACCGTCAATATACCAACGACGGAAAATGTCGTAGGCTTTACGATCAAAGTCAAGCAGAACAAGGATGTTATCAAACTCTTCCTTGATTCTGTTCCTAAGTGTTTGTGACGCTTTGAGATTTTGAAGATCAATATCTACGGGTTGATCATTAAGATCGCCAGCAATCGCTTCATTAACAACATCGTTAACCGCTGCATCACACTCGGGGTGCAAGGACATCTCACGATATCTTGCAATCAAGTCTGCTTCGCTTGCCTTATTGGCAGCATCGCCCATATCAACGTATTGACCAAAGTAACCACCCGCAACAATAGGTTGCGCTGCGTCGTCTGACTCTTTACGCACAAAAGAAGGAGACGCTTTCGCAGCCCCCTTCTTGCGTTCAAGAGAATAACCAAATAATTGTGACATTTCAGACGTTCTTTGATTCCTGTCCTACTATTTAGTAGGTTGAGAATCAGTCAGTCTCGACAGCATTACCAGTGTTGGTGTCGTTAGCGTAAGTCCAGTACTGAACTTGGAACTCAACCGTGTACTCCTCAGGAGTATCGTTGCTATCCCATGCCAGATCGATGGCAGAGATGTTAGAAGGCCAGATACCTACGAACTCATATGCAGCAGAGTGTGCATTCTGACGGTCGAACTGACGAACGATTGCAGATGCCTGATACTCAGCAATGCTGGTAGCAGTCTGATAGTTCATCGGCATGGACTGGATGATGCGGGACCACTCTTCCAGTTTACGACGGAGAACAAAGTTCTCATCGTTCAGGACAGTAACAGTCCAAGGTTCAAAGGTTCTGTCACCAGCAATTTTCAGAGTACGACCTCTGAAAGGAACCTCAACCACACCCACAGTAGAAGCAGGCAGGTTTGCTGCTTTTACCAGGAAGGTAGAAAGAAGAGCACCTTCGTTGTTGCTGGTTGAGTTGTTCTCAGAAACGTCAGCACTGTTGACTTGGAAGATTTCTTCAACCTTCGCAGGGAATTGCAGTTCCACTTGGAACTGATTAGGGCGAGCAAGTTCACGAATCTGGTTTCTGAAACTAATAATGTCAGTTGTGACATTACGATTTTCAACCTGACCAGGGCGCTGTCTTCTATTCTCTCGTGGGGCTCTCCCTGTTTTTCTAGGATTTGCCATTGTTTTGTGACTCCGATATGTTGATTAAGGAAAGAAAAAGTAGGAGACCGTCCTAGGACGGTCTCAGACTAACGCCTTACTGGGCGATTTCAGAGAACGATGCGCCAGTGCGAGTAGCAGTGAACTGCAACGTAATGAAGTTGATAGAGCGGGTGGGCTTCACGAAGATTTCTGCGAAGAACTCACCACGATCAACAGCATCATCAGGGTTGTTACTACGATCGCAAACAACCAGGTAATCAATCACACCACGACGAGACTGAACGCCTCTCAGGTATGGATCAACAACACTCTTGAATCCCTGACGGGTAAACTCATCATTGAGTTCAAAGAGTTGTGACTTGGCAGCGGTCGAGATTGCCTTCTCAATCACCAGGAACAGACGACGAACGTTGATACGATCGAACGCAGATGAAGTAGCGAGAGCAGTCTTGTCACCGTAGAGGACGATGCCTTGACCAGGGAATGCTACAATCGGATTGACACGGGCGGAATACAAGCGATCACGCTGATCTTTCAGCGGGGAGTAGGCAAGTTTGACAGCGTTACGGAGTTGACCTCTGGTGAAACCAGCAGGAGAGAACCAAGGTTCCTGATTCAGAGCGGTGCTCAGAGTCAGACCAGCAACGTCAGCGTTACAAGGGATGTAACGATACTTGTCGTTATACTTGTCGTAGATGTACTTGTAGTTGTTATCAAAGGCAGCGTAAGAACTAGAAGAGAGTTTATCGAAGAACTCAATAGACTTCTCTACGATATCGTTGTTGTTAGAAACACCGATAACAGCAGAACGATCGGGTGAGATAAACGCCATGCAGTCTTTACGGACAGCAGCAATATCAATAACTTTTTGTGCTTTGGCAATGGAGTCTTCCTGGTTGGACATCGAAGGTCCCATCAGGATGTAATCCACTTCCTCAGTCTCAGGATCGCTAAACAGATCGTAAGAGTCGAACAGTTTGTCACGATCATCGGTGTAACCATCTACACCACCTTTCAGTGCATAGTAGAGGGTAGAACCCTTCTTGGTATGCATCAGGGGAACAGACTGGGAATTAGTTCCAGCGGGATCGTCGATGCTCTTGATAGCAGCATCGTTCTGGAACAGGTCAAACTTGCGGTTGGAAGCGGGAAGACCTACGTCACCGTTAGCATTGGTGTCCAGATCAACTCTCAGCACGGTCTCATGGGAACCCCAGAAGATATACTCAGAAGACTGCTTGATGACATCTTTGTAGTAGATGCTGGAACCCTGAGCAGACTTAGCGTCAGATGCCTTGGAAACGTTCAGGAATTTTTCAAGAACAGATCCAGGTACGCCAGTGATACCACCGTCGCCATCGAGGACAAGAATGTGGAACAGGTCACGGTGACCACCACGATCAGCGGCATAAGCAGAGGTGCCAGGACGAGGAGCGATAGAGGACCACTTCTGGTTATCGGCATAGATACGACCAACGTACTCGTCAGCGATGCTGTCGATGTTGATACCAGTCAGTGCAGTACCACCAGAGGGTGCATCATCTTCGATATCCTGGTTAACTACCAAACTAGTTGCACCTTCATTGGTAGCAACCGTCAGACGACGCTTAACTGCCTTAACCACAGCAGAAGCATCAACCTCGTTCACGTTAGGAACAGCAGCGCCAAGGGTATCCGTTTGGAAAACCTTATCGCCAACTTCCAGTACGTCAGTAGATACGTCAGTGGAGGTGGACATATCGATGGTAACTTCCAACTTACGCTTCTTAGGATCGTAAGCAATGATAGTACCTTCAACGTCCAGTTCAGTGTTGGCAAGACCCATGTGAACGAACTTACCAGCCTCAAACTTACCGACCAGAGTCGAACCAGCATTCAGTTCGATTTCGAGCGAGTAGTTGATAACCTTTGCACGAGAGTTGGTGGCAGAAACCACAACTTCATGACCAGCAGGGAAGTTGTATTCACGGGAAGTTGGTTTTTCCAGGAACAGGATTTGGTCAGCACCAGCGTCGGTCATTACCACACGCAGACTGTTACCATAAGTACCAGGAGTGCGAGATGCCCACTTCCAGTTGTTAGCGGCTTCCTCAACAGTTGCCTCATACTCGTCAAGGTTCTTGATCAGAGGAGCAGTAACACCAGTGGTGGTAGTCTCGTTAATCGTAGTTTTGTTAGCGGTGACATTATGCTTGGTGATAGTGTCGCCGTTAGAGTGGGCAGTAGCAGTAGATCCCAGAACGCCACGAGAGACGGTCAGATCTTTGTTATCGGTTCCACCAATGCCAGTCACTTGCAGAAGTTCATCACCAATACGGAGATAACCGTTGATGGTTGCTTGCAGTGCAGTGTTCTGATCAGTAACGGTCAGAGTCGTGCCACCAACTGCCAAGTTACCCGCCATGTCAATGGTGGTAGTTGAACTGGTGGGTTCGATCAGAGTGATTTGAGTTGCAGCAGAGTGAGTTGCAGCAACAGTAGAGAGCTGTGCTCTATCAACAGTGAGATCATCACCACTTACTGCGGTAACTTTGAGGATCTCGTCGTTAATTTTCAGCAGATCATTAACGTCGATGTTTGTTGCAGATGCAACAGTCAAAGTATTATCGCTCGAAACAAAGGTACTAGCAGTTACCTGAGTGGTGTCGATAGAGTTTTTAAGTGCGTTGTTAGCAGCACGCACAACCTTTACAGAACCACCATAGAGGAGGAACTGAGCGGCGGAGAACCAATATTCGTAATTGTAATCGTTCGGCTTGCCGAACTCTTCGATGAGTTGTCTCTCGGAAGAAATTGTTCTGACTTGTTCTACGGGTCCTTTTTCAAAGGAACCGACAACAGCAGCGACATTATCAACCGTAGTATTTACGGAATTAGTAAGATCTCTTTCAAGGACGGCTACACCTGGGGAAATTTGTGTGGATGCCATCTGGGGATACTCCTGATAGATTCAATCGGATGCTTACTATTATTTAGAAAAAGGTAAGTTTCCATGAGGGAAACAAGACGTGAACTACCAGTCTGGGTATACATCTTTAATTCTGGGAACTGGATTATATGTAAGTCTACTCTTTGCTACCCTCTTGATAGTGCATTGCTTACACTCATATGAATATGCTGATGGTAGATTACCTCTATCCTTTCTAGTTTTGTAGAAACCATCGAGAAGATCTTTACTCTTACCACACTTTGTGCATGTCCTATTGACGAGAAGTAAATGTTCTAGTTCAAACTCTTCTCCTAGATCCATTATCGATAGTCCCACATATATGACATGTCGCCATACTCACCAACAGATTCTGCATTACTCCATACCTGACCCTCTGGATCTACAAATGTCTCATCATCTAGTCCATCTGAAATGAAACCAAACGGTGCCATGTCTGCTTCGATCTGCTCTTTCTGTTCCATATACATCCGAGCACGAACATCATTGTCATGCAGTTCTCGGAAGTAATCAGATGTTGCCAACCAAGAGAACATAACCAAGCACATAGCAAGGTCATCATTACAACCGTCCTCTGCTTCCCATGCTTGTCCTTTCTGGATAAAAGTAGTCAGTTCTGAAATGACATCATAATCAGTAAGTATTAGTTTGTCGTCTTCAATCAACTGCTTCATGTTTGCACACCCAGTCTTCTTCACGGTGGTGGACATCTTGACACCCATTTGTGTCTTATTACCAGAGAAACCTTGACCAACTACCTGACCTGCTCTACCACGCATGGCACACATCAGAAGGTTATCGTATTCTAGATCAAACTGTAAAATATCTGCAACTTGTCCGCCAATATCATTTACCTCACAGAGAACAAATGCATGGTTGTATGCGGTGGCAACTTGGTGTATAATATTCGGGAACAACAGAGGTTTAATCGTGTTGTTCCTATACTTGGCAACCATCTTATATGGGATAGTTGTAGTATCAATAACCGTGAACGCTGAATAGTCTTTTGTTACACCCCTTGCAACGTCCACAGTGATCACGTATTGATGCTCTGGTTCTGGTTCCGTAAATACGTCCAGACCTTTATTCCTAGTAATAGGTTCGTCATAGACCATTGTACGCAACTTAGATGCGGAGATGAGGGTATCAACTGATCCCAAGAACTCGCATTCAAACTCGACCCTGAACTGCTCTTCTGAGGTGTTTTTAATGGTCTGTTCTTTCCAAGCAGCATCACGACCTGGTACTTCGGACCAGTGAACCTCTGTTGTCGTATACTCGTTCTTACCTCTCTCAGCATCATGCCAGAGTTTGTAGAACATGTTCATGCCGTGAGGCGTAGAAATAATAATTACTTTGGTAGATTTACCAGACGAAATAGTAGGATAAACAGAACTGAAAAACTGGTCAGCGATATGATTCGGAATGAATGCGAATTCGTCCAGAAAAATGACGTTAAAAGACATACCCCTGACGGCACTAGCAGAAGTAGATGCAGCCAGTATTTTACTTCCATTCTCCAATTCCAGTGATCCTCTGTTCCACTGGTTGATACCTTGTTGGAGCCACTTGGGGAGGTTTTCATAAGACAGTTGTAGACGCCCTAACATCTCACGAGCAGTTGCTGCTTTGTTAGCAAGAATTGCTACGTTGACGTTATCATTAAACAGAACATACCACAGCAGGTAAGAAGTCACAATGGTAGACTTTCCAGACTGTCTTGGTAGTTTTGCGATATTAAATCTTTCAGCATGAAACTTCCTAGTCATATCAACTTGGAAGTCATACATCTCAAAAGGAATCAAACCTTTATCCAGAGACACAATTCTGATGTACTTTTGGATAAAGTACACAGGATCTTTACTGCACTTAATATATTCCTTAACCTCATCTGGCGTAAAACTTTGAGCAACGTTTGCCTTTTTGAGATTAGGATTACCTAGATATTGATTCTGATCAGTCATTTGTAAAATTGATAGTCCATTAGCATAGAAGCAAGAGTCACCTTTAAGTTGTGTAGATACTCTTGTTCCTCGGCAGGTCTCCTAGGAGAACCTGGCCAAGTTTCTATTGCGTATAGTATATGACTATATAACGCTCTCACCTCATCGATAGTGAGTGACAATTCATATGCTGGTTCATCCAAGGTAAGTTCCCTTAGATCTGCGGATCTCTTTGAGTTCTTCAAAGTCCTTTTGTTTTGTTCCGCCGTCATAAGGCCAAGCATAACCTTCTTCAATCATTTCTTCATTAAGGGACACATCTCTGTCCCCAATGTATAACCAACCAAGAAGACGGCCATATTTGCCGACGCCACCGACAAGTTCAGTACGAATAACGAGATCATCATCACCCTCAATAGCACCTTCGAGTTTTTCTTGTAACCAGACGGTTGCATCGATTCCGAGTGCTTTTTCTTCGAGATCTCTCGTGCGTTTTTCTGGCGTGTCCACGCCAGCAACTCTAACTCTTTCTTTTTTATATAAATCAAAACCGAGGTCAATCGTGACATCAATCGTGTCCCCGTCCACTACTCGGTTGATCTCGACTACTCGGAAGTTGTAGCAACTCTTCCGACTCGGTGGCACCATTGCTCCCATGAGACTCTCTTGTATCTACACCTAATATATATGTGACAACGTAAAAGACCCCGATGAGGAGCAATATGATCGAAAAGATCACACTCCACACGGGGTCATTTATGTCTTCTAAGGGACGTAGTATTAAGTTCACCTTACTTCGTGTCCTCCGAACATTGCTCGCATTCCGTTGAGGACACGGTTAGCAAATTTTCCGAGTCTCCTAGATCCGAAACGTTCATAGAGAGCAGTAGTAATAACAGGGGCTGGAACACCGAGATCCACAGCAGCATGAACAGTCCAACGACCTTCACCACTGTCTGATACTCCCCCATCGAACTTGCTAAGTTGGTTATCGCTGCGTAGAACATCAGCGGTAAGATCGAGTAACCAAGACCCAACCACAGAACCACGACGCCATAACTCAGCCACCTCAGCAACATCAATATCATACTGATAATCTCTCGGATTTTCCATCGGAGCAACCTCAGCATCGCCCTCTTTAACGTAGTGTGACCCAGCATTTGCTTCATGCAGGATATTAAATCCTTCTGCGTATGCTTGCATGATTCCATATTCAACTCCATTGTGGACCATCTTTACAAAGTGACCTGCACCAGCAGGACCACAATGCAACCAACCGTGTTCAGCAGAGGTCTCATGACTCAAAGGGTCAGTTCTGTTAGTGGAGCCAATTCCAGGAGAGAGTGCGCGGAAGATTGGAGCGCAGACGGATACTGCACCAGTTGCACCACCAACCATAAGACAATATCCACGCTCCAAACCGTAAACACCACCACTAGTGCCACAGTCAAGATATTGGATGCCCAGTTTAGACAACCTTTCTGCCCTGCGTCGAGAGAATTGAAGTGGCATATCCACTGATGTAACCTTTCTCATACTGCTCTTCTGCCTTAGCAGTATTGTTTCTATATCCCCAAACTTCATGTCCTGCTTTGATGAGACGGCGGGACATACCCTCGCCCATCCGTCCTAGTCCGATCATTCCTACTTTCATTTGTGACTCCTGGTGAATGGTTCCCAATGTTCCCAACCATACTTATGAACTAAGTGCATTCCTATAATGGGAACAAAAACTAATAATATACCCATGATGCCTAGGCACCATTGTGATTGCATGACAGATCTAACGAACAGTTGTACGTGACTCATGCTGGAAAATCCCACTTAGTGATTAAATCTACTTTGTGCCATGGTCCCCAAACGCCCCTGTAAATATAAGGGACAGTGCGAATTGGACAACTATCACCCGTACAGAGAAGATCATCTACGATCCTCCAAGATTCCATCACTTCTTCTGCATGGACAAAGTGTGATTGGTCTCCCATGACAATACGATCGTTGATTTCACCTTCATAGAGTTTTAGCGGTGGTGCTTTAAGTTTGATTACTACCTCTACGCATTGATAGGGGAGTTTCTTACCAGTCATTACGTTAAAAGGAACTCCTTTCCAACGCCAGTTATCGACGAATAAAGTACCAGCAAAATAGGTAGGAGTACCACTGTTAGGATCAACGCCCTCTTCACTACGGTAGTCATCATACTGTCCTAAAATAATGTTCTCTGATAGTCTAGTGGCGGCTAAGACTTTTGTCTTCTCTCTTCTGACTTCTTTTGCTGACATTCTGCTAGGAGGCTCCATAGCAATGAGTGCCAGCACTTGCAAAATATGATTCTGTAACATATCTCTAACTGCACCAGCAGCCTCATAGTATTGAGAACGACCTTCGCAACCGATAGTTTCAGTAGCAAAGATTTGAACTTCTTCTATGTACTGCCTGTTCCAAAGTGGTTCCAGTAATATGTTGCTAAAACGAGTGGCAAGGATGTTATTAACAGTATCTTTGCCGAGATAATGATCAATGCGATATACTTGTTTCTCCCGTAGATGTCTAGCAACCACAGTTGATAAATGATCAGCAGATTTATAATCGTGCCCAAAGGGTTTCTCAATAACCACACGGGATGTTTCTGGGTCATCAATGAGTCCTGATGCTTTGAGATTGACGATGGCACTTTCATATCTTTCTGGTGGTACAGAGAGGAAATATGTAGTGGGTCCTTCCAATGGTAATGCTCGCAAACTATCCACATCGGATAGATCGCATCGTATGTAATCTAAGTTCTGTTTGAATTCTTCTGGATAATCTCCTAATTTTTCACACCAAGATTCCTTAGTATGATCTGATCTAGATGCTCCAATAATTTTGAAGTCCTCAGGGATTATCTTGTTCTCCCATAGTTTATAAAGGGAAGGGATCAACTTGCGTTTGCAAAGATCCCCAGTCGCCCCAAAAATGACTATGGTGTCAGTGAGCGGTGCCGTTTCCATCATAGTCATCTGATTCGTAATAGTTATTTTTACCCTTTCGTATCCCGAAATATATCGTGGATAGTACAAAGGGTATTGCTGCCCAAAGTAAGACATCTCCAAAAATCATATTTTCTCCATAGCGAGGTTTAATTCACGAGAGTGTTCCAATTCATCGTTTAAGATTTCAAGAATCTTATCGTCATGACCATACTCAGCAAGAAACTTTGCATAAGTTTCTGCGGCATGAATTTCTACTTCATAAGACAGATGGTATGCATTGCGAGGAGATATCCCATAATAAACCACGTTGACCCAATAGTAGATAAGTACGAGATGTTTGGCGACAAAGCGATCAATCCAATAAGAATTACCGCCCCGACTTTCCATATACTCCAAATGTTCTGTTTCATTGACTGACTGTGCAAAGTGCTCTTTCATCAAATAGAGATGTTCAGGACCACGAAGTCCCATACTCTCACGAAAATGTAGTACACTAAGAAACGCAAAATATGGTGCCCGAGCAATCTCTTCGAGCACCCAGAATCTCTGGTAATGACGACCCCTGTAAAGGTAGTCAAGGATCGCCACCGTTACATCTAGTACGTATTTGTTAAATTGTTTCATTCAACATGTACCGTTCCGATCATACCTGCACCCTTATGGGGACCACACCAGTAAGTGTAGTCACCTGCCTCAGGAAATGCAACATCAAACTCTTCACCTGGCATCATTGCCAGACCTTCATGTGAGAGTTCGGGATGATCTTCCACAACAACGTTGTGGGGTGGTAACATGTTGTTTACAAAATGGACTGATTCGCCAGCAGCAATAGTAACTTCTGCGGGTTCAAAGACTAAATTACCGCCATACCCCATCTGGACATCTACTGCCCATGCAGGTAAAGCAAAAAATAGTGCAGCGAACAAAGTGAGAATAAACTTCATACTACTTTGTGCAACTGCACTATTTAGGTTAGACTACTCAGAATTCAATCATCAAAGTTAAACTTGTCACGGAGTTCTGACATTGAGTCTTTCTTACCTTTGATCATTCCATCGATATACCCAGATCTGTACTCCCAGGTTTGACCACCAGTCTGACCCTTTTTAGGATTGATACATTGGTGATTGCCCAGATTGTTACAAACCAATCCAGCAAGATCTAGTTCACTATCTTTGTATGTATTACCTGTGCCACGCCAAACATGTTTACCGTTAATCCAAGTGGCACCACACTTTTCGCATTCTTTCCTCTCTAATGAGAAGTCTGACATGTCTTTGTCATTCGTCATAGTTTTTAAGTCCCCAACGGTGTTTCCAAGGTGGTGTGAGCGGGAGACCTAGTTCTTTTTCCATTCTAAGTCTCATGGGATATACCCTAGCAGAAATCCATACATGACGCAACTTTAAGTCTATATAAAGAAAAAGTCGCATAGTGGCGTCAATGCCAGCGTATGCGACCAAACATAGAATTACTGTTGTAAAAATGTAGAATTGAATTAGCAATTCCAAGCCCTCAAAGACTTGTTAATTCTACTGTCTGGATCGCTCGCTGTCTTCTTAGAGGTTAACTTACGTTTCATCCCCTTCATACGAGCACAGAACGACGCTCGTCGCTTGTTACCCTTTTCCTTAGACGGTGCTTTGAGGTCAGAACCAGGGTTCTCACGCTCATATGACTTACGTCCTTTTTCGTTCAGTCCACCAGACTCAGATTTTCCTGACTTCTTAGTCCAGGCAGCACCTTCCTGAACATGCATATCAGTAGACTTTTTCTTAGCGACTGCCTTCATTTGAAGTTGCAGTTTCTGTCTATTGACCATAAGTTGCTTACGAGCAATCATTTGTTGCTTGTTTGCCATTGCTTGGTCACTGCTCTCTTTCATTGCCTTCTCTTCACAAGTTTTGGCAACACAAGATTGACACTTGTTACAATACTTAGTGCCCTCAGGACAGTTCTTTGCTTCTTCCAGATACTCTTTGAAGGTAATCATCTTGGTTTCTTAGGGCAGTTCTCTTCGTGCTTCTCCATCCATCTCTGGGGTTTCCAGTGATTCTTGGGGGAAGTCAATCCACAGTATTGACACTTGTATGTGCCGTTAGTTTGTTGTTCAGCCATGATAATGCTCCTGTAAGAAGGATTTGAATGAAGGGATAACAGACTCGTTTCTCTTACCTTGTACTCTTTTAGCATACTGCATGTAAGATTCACCAGGTTTCAACTTAGGTCTACCTGATTTAGCAGATGAACTACTAGATTTAGATGCAGCACGATCCTCACGGGCACGCTGGTTAGCACCAGGACCACCCAACTTACGATCCTTCTCAGGATCAGGATGCCAGAAGTCAGCACGTTCCCTGATGGCACCCTTGCCATGCTTGGCACGAATCTCTGCCTTTACCATATCCAGGGCAGATTTACCCTTACCGTGCTTCTTTTCCAACTCCTTCTGCATCACAGTCTTACCAGTACCAAACTTTTTGGTATTGTTTGCCTTAGGAGCACGATCATAACGTTGATTACCACCAACACCACCACGCTCCATGCGACGATCTTTCATGCGATCGTAGTCTTCCTCTTTGATGAATTCCTCAGGTGATGACGCCTGCCCAGTCTTTTGAGCACGTCGGACCATACCCATGAAACGTTGTTGCTTGATCGACTTAGCAGGCATGTCATCAACCAGTTACTTGAATTTCATTGATATACATGGTCAGACCATTTGTGGTATCACCCTGTGCCTGAATCTTGATACTGTTAGCAACAGTAGCGGCACCTGCAAACGCAGCACTAGCAGACTGATCAGAAGAGATCGTAATAGTCGTATCGGTTACAGCAGTTACTTCAACATGAGTCACGTTGTAAGCAGCAGTATCACCACCAGTGATAGTAACGTAATCACCAACCACAAAGTTATGAGCAGGTGTGCCACCACTACCAACAGTTAGCACACAAGGACTAGCAGCAGTTGCAGCAATAATGTTTGCTTTCTTAGGTTTGGCGAGTTTGAAGATTTCAGCACCATTGACAGGCATATGGACCACCATGTCCGTCGCTACATCAGGAGCACCACCCCATGCAAAATGATTGCTATGCGAATCAGCATTGATAAATCTGTATAATCCAGTTTTCACTGTATATGCAGCAGTTGTTTGAGGATTGTCACTATTATCAGTGAGACTACCCAAATCCTGCACGGGGACGGTTACATTCGATGCCATGGTGATTGATTACTCCTACTATGTTATTTATCTTGTTGTT